GATCCAGGACTGTCTTGCTCGTCGACTTCTTACTGGCGCTCGCGAACGCCTTGCCGTACGCCTCACCGTCCGCCTTACCGGCCGCTGCTGCATCGGCCTTCGCCCTGGCAAGACCCGAGGAGTCTGCTGTCGTGCGAATGGTGACTTCGACAAGGTTTACCATATGTCTTCTTCACCTCCTCTCTGTCGCTCTTCTTCCGGCGTTCCCAGAGCCTCAATTCTCAGTAGCCTCAGGATCGAGACATCCTCCTGCAGAGCCTGGCCTGGCGTACACTTGAATCTGTCGCAGATCGCGAGGACTGTTCTGGCGAACGTCAGCTCGGCAGGCTCGCTGACAACGGTTCCATCGCGAGTGGTGGCACCTCCAAAGTTCCGGAACCGTTCGAGTCGTTCTGCTGTGTTTTTGGGATGGAGGCAATGGCGTCCATCCAGGCTCGGATAACCTCCTGCACGAATGGCAGCTCCTGTGTCTTGACACCCTCGAATGTCGCGGGAACCGGCTCGTCATTGTCGTCGTCCACGTTCCATTCAATCAGGTGCTCAGCGAACCGGCGGAACAGCAGGTCTGTCTTCTCGACCAGCTTCTCTGGATCAGTCTCCTGCCCGACCATGATTGCCAGCTCGTTGATCTCGAGGAAGTCCCCGAGCGGTAGAGCCGTCGCCTTGACGTCCAGCCCTTCCAGGCCACCCTCGAACTTCAGGTTGTAGACTGTCTTCTCTGGCCGGAACCTTCGCTTACTCATCTGTCCGAACACCACTCCCGTTAGGTAGGCCGCCGTAAGCGCGGTCCCGAGTAGGACCCAGTACAACCGATCACGCCCACGTCGGCACATTGCCGTCGGCCAGCTGGGCCGGGACCTGCCAGGTCAGCTCAGCTGTGTTGGCACGGGTGATCTGGTAGTCGGTGATGAGGCAGTTGGTCGTGATGACCGGTGTGGCCGTGACCGACGTCGGAGAGATGGAGATCGAGCGGGTAACGCTCGTCCCCGACACCGTCGAGAACACGGAGTGGCTCAGGTTAGGACCGGGGTCGAAGACGCCGTTGAACGTCACCGTGAAGTCCGTCAGGAGCAGCAGCTGCTCGTGGGCGAACTTGTTCATGCCGGTGACGTCCTCTGTACCGCGCGGCATCGTGAAGGCGTAGTTGGTAATGTCGTTACCGATGTTCTGGTAGTTGGTTCCTGCATCGGTTACCGAGATCGTGCCGCTGAGGCCCGTAATCTTGGTGGTGGCCATGTGCTATCCTCTCCTATGGATCTCTGCGAGGTGATTGAGGTGCAGGGCGCTATCCTCAACCCAGTCTTCTACGCGGGTGTGGACCCGACGTCTGTGGTCCGGATTACCGCGCCAGTCACCACCGACGACGAGCAGCCGGGGTGGCTTGCCAATGGGGACACGGTGCTCGGCCATCGAGAAGCAGAAGTTTCCGGGGCCATACTCGAACCGGACAAGCTCCAGCGATACCCGGACAAGCCGGTAGGCGCGCGAGCGATCGTGCGTGAGGTAGTGATACTGCTTCTGGCCTAGATTCGTCGTGATGTCCACAGTTGTCGCGAAGCCGTTCAGGTACTGCTCGCACTCATACTCCTCGCACGTCGCTGGGCGCCAGTGCGTCCTCAGCGGCGCCGACATCGCATACGTCTTGTAATTCTGTGGACCCATGGACGGCTCGAACCGGAACGCCATCAGAAGCCCACCCCGGCAATCGGGTTCCGGACGAACACAACGCTAAACGCCGCATAGCTGAACGTCCCGGTCGTCACGACCTTCAGGTACTGGTCCACCTGTGTCGTGTTGGTCGCCGTAGCCTGCCGCACAGCTCCGATCCCGGTAACGCTGCCGAAGTCCATTAGAGTCGTGTAGGATCCACCAACGGTGGTACAGTGCGTAATGGAGACATCGACGTTGGTCCCCACGAGCTCGACCAGCTGAAGATATGCCTGGGCTCCGAACGCTGTTCCTGCCACATCGGTGTAGGCCGGGCCGACCAGTGCAGCTGTGTCGACCCGTAGGCCCTGAGTCAGCTGGATGCCCCACTCTAGGCCGTAGGCGTTCGCCATCCAGTCACACTTCACAGTCAGGTTGGCAGAGGCGTCACGAGTTGGGTTGTAGTCGGTCTGCTTGCTCACCATGCAGGCACCTGGATTGCCAATCGCCGCGCCGCGCGCATAGGTGCACACCTGGTCGTTACCCGACAGCCCAGCCAGGGCGTTGTGCTCCTGGCCAAGCGCAAACCAGTTCCAGGTCGGCGCCGAGGAGTAGGTGATGGAGATTGTGCCGTAGGCAGGGATCTGGTAGGTGCTGCTCGCGTTGGCCCAGGACCACGTCGGCGCCGACGAATAGACGAGGACGATCAGCTGCCCAGGCATAAGCGGATACACCCCAGCACCGGTCCCGACCTGGAATCCGTTTACGAGCACCTGGGACATCGTGCCGCCAGAGATGGTCACATTCAGGACCGCGCCGGTATTGTTCCGCACTGGCACCTGTGTGTTCGGTACGGCCGGAGCCACCGGCACATACGACTCCACGCCATTGATAAAGACGTGAGTATACGTGCCGCCCGTAAGTGTTGCGCTGACCTGGAAGCTGTACGTGCTGACGTACGGAACAGTGGAGGCCGGAACACCTGGGTTTGACACGGTCGTCACGGCATCGAAGAATGTCGTGAAGCTGATCGCGCCGTCGCGCAGGCCGTTTACTCGGTGATGCCCATACTGATTCAGCGCCGTCACGTCCATCGGTGCCATCGGGCTGCTGATCGTGTCCACCGAGCTAAGGTCGCCGGACAGGTCATATCCATTGCAGTAGAAGTTGTCACCAAGTCCCGCAGTCTTGGTTCCTGCCATCACGCCTCCTGTGAGAACATATCATTCACCAGCACCGGGATGGTGATCGTCATTACGCGCAGCATCTGCTTGTCTATCTCCACATATCCAGCCGTGGCCTGCATCGGTGTCCCGGCCATCCCGAGCAGATCAACGGCACGCACATTCGCTACTCCGCCGAGATCAAAGTCGCCGCTCAGCGCGCCGATGATGTCGCAGGTAGCCGACATCACGTTCGGATCAATCATGTCGAACGGCTGTGACCGGAAGGACGTGTACACCCGCGCGTTCAGCATCACGACGCCGCTCGTCATCGCCAGCCCGGAGGTGCGCGTCGGGCTGATCGACTGCACCCATAGCGCACAAGTCATCCCGGTGCCCGGGCTGTTCTTCGGCTCGTGCTGATTCACGACGTCGAACCGGCCGGTCGCCATGGCATAGCTGACGATCTTGTCGAACACCTGCCCGATCGCGACGTCGTTGAAGTTCACCAGCGCACCAGCTTGTCCTGCAGGTCTTCTGGGTGCGCACTCGGCCTGATATGCTCCTCACAGACCGACCACGGAAGCCTGCCGGGACGCATCATGGTGTGCCCTCTTAGCTCGCCGACGGCCTGTGCACGACACGCTGCGAACTCGCACGTGTCCGATGTTCCTGGTGTTCGGCTCCCATTCTTAGCCCGCACCCGAATCAAGAGACCGACCCCCACATCACTGGTTTCACGTGGCCGACCTGAATGCCTGTGTGAATATGGACCGGATATCCCGCCTCGCGCGCGCGGATGGAGAACGAGAGGTCCTCGCCGATGTCCCGGCCGTTCAGGACCATCTCCCGGAACCAGCACTTGTCGCCCTGGGCATCCATGTAGATCTGCCGAAGAACGCTCCTGTGGATCAGAAGACACCCGGCGCCGGTCCCGCCCACCTCGATCAGCTCGTCAGCTGGGAAGTCCTTCGGGTGGTCGAAGGTGCCCTCGGTCTCCGGGCTGTCCTGGTAGATCGTCGCTGTCTTCGCGCCGTTCATGATCGTGTAGTAGAGCGCCGAGACAACCGGCCGCTCCACAGGGTCGGCCGCCTTCATCAGCTGATCGATTGTGTTCGGCGCGAACACGATATCTGTGTCCACACACCACAGCCACTCCTCCCGATTCCGGTTCAGGAAGTTGGCCACCAGATTATTACGCGCGAGCGCGACGAGCGGGCCGACCGACGAGTTACTTATGTTGCCGATAAGAGGATTGTAGGCTGCATTCATCACCGATAGCATGAACTCGATCCGTACGGTCCCGCCATGGACGAATCCGAGCGAGACTGGACCTTCGCTGCTCACTGGAAATGCATCTCCTCGGCTAGCTTTCGGAATTCGGTCGCGATTACGTCGCCAAGAGCATCCGCCAGAACATCCTGAGTCACGATGTCTGTCTCGTGCGCAGCGCAGGCTTGATCGATCGCAGCCATCAGAAGAATGCGTCCTCCTCCTTCATGAGTGCCGAGAAGATTCGCTCGCGCAAGCAGCGTCGCCTCCAGAGACAGAAGACTGGAAGCCAGGTCCTTTTTGCGTATCCGCTTCCTGCGCGGCAGCGGTACGGACTGGATCGCACTACCGGCCCCGTCATCTTCCATGCGAGCCTGGTCCTCCTCGTCCTGTTTTCTCCTGGCTAGCCAGGACAGGCGCCTTCGTCTCACTGCTGGTTCACCCGTCCGGGGATTAGCTTGCCACCTAGGAGCGCTCGGTCCTGGGGCGAAACCTCCTTCACCTGCAGATGCTCCTTGCACGTAGGAACGGCGACGCACGCCATAACCATCTGTCCCATAATCGACTGCTGCTGCCAGCTCGGGGCCAGGGTAATGGCCTCACGGAGCGAAGGCGGAGCGGCCAGCTCCGGAATCTCGCCCCTGGCCTGCCTAGCCTCGAATTGCAGAACTTCGCTCACACACTGAAGACAGTAAAGTCCGTCGCCGCCGCTCGTCATCTTCCGTCCATCTCCTCTACATAGGGCCGGATGGCCTCTTCCCCTATTCCTGTCGCCGCCATGTTCAGCTCGGCGCACGCCTTCCTGAAACCGTGGTAGCCATGGAAGCGTGTCGTCTCGTTCCGGCTACCTGTTCCTTCTAGCCACGGTCCATAGGTCGCCAGATCGCTCGTCACTATGTCTTCGTGCACGACCGACTCGATGATCGGCATCGCATAGGTCTTACCACGGCTGTGAGTAACGAACACCCGTGAGTTCTCGATCGTCATGATCGACCGCAGGAACCTTCCGGCCCGCTCCTCCCGGATGCTCCCGAGAAATGCAGCACGGACAAGCTTCTCCCCCTCGGCCGCTACCCGACGCCGCACCGCCACCGCCCCGGCATCCAGGTCCTTCTCGGCCCGGCCGTCGAATACCGGCCCACTGCACTTCACGGTGATCTCAGTCAACGTGGCGTCCTTTCCTCGCCCGGCTCGCCGGGCTCGCCGGGCTCGCCGGGCTCGCCGGGCTGTCCGTTGCTGCCCCGACC